GTGTATGCTGTTGCAACATTGGTTGAAGTATTGATATATTCAATGTCTCTATCAACAAATGATACATTGGGTCCAACATATATATTATTTGTACTTGTAGATAATGGATAACTACCCCTTCTGCTACTTAATACATCGCCATTACTATCTATATTGGCATAATAATAACTATCACCAATATATATTGTATCACTAGAATTTATTGAAATTTGAGTAATTTCACTATAACTAGTACCATATATTATATTAACTATTACACGAAAACCACTATATGTGTTAGTCCAAAGTAAATTACCATTACTATCTAATTTCATTACCTTTGCTGTACCGTTATCGATTCCGGTTACTTGGGTACTACCACCTAAATAAACATTATTTGACGAATCAATAGCAAGACCAAATGTTTTGTAACTTAATGATTTACTCCACAATGTATTACCAAAAGTATCAGGAGCAATACTTATTTTTGTTACGTTGGTACCACCTATATCTAATACAATCAAGTCACCATTGCTATCTGCTACTATTTTTGCTGGAGTACCACTACCCAACATTCCAAGAAATGAATATATTGGACTTGAACTTCCGCCAATGCCACCGAAGCCTCGACTGCTCAGTGCACCAAATGTGCTAACTACTGGCATTATTTGTATCCTGAAAAACTAGCAAGAGCAGTAAATGTATTTCCAGCAGTTTTAATTAATGTATATGAATATGTTGTTACTGTATTACTAGCAACAGTAGAAACGTTTGGAATAATATTACCAGCCCATTTTGCTACTACCACATTACCATCAATTTCTAAATCAGTTGGTGTACGTACAGTTGTTCCTACTGTTGTTAATAATGCAAGTGTATAACTTTCTCCAATATTGGCAATACTATCAAATGTAGTTGTGCTATTACCACGAAAATTAACAGTGATATTTCCTGCAATGTTACTTGTATAATATAATACTGCTTGGTCTAACACATTATAATTGGTTGTACCAGTCAAACTGCTAGCACTTACTGTAACTTTTTCTTTGGCTTGCTGTATCTGAGTTGTACCATTAACTGTTAAAGCACTACTAGTAAAATTGTTTGCTGTCATTTGTACATCGCTAGTGATGTTTCTAGCAAACAATGTACTTGTTGATTGGTTGTATGTAAAATTAACATTACCACCAAACAAACCTGCATTGTTAAATTGTACATTGGTATTTGTTCCACCAACAACACCATTACCTGCGGTTACTCCTGACCATGATAAATTACCTGCGCCATCAGTTTGCAATACATATCCATTAATACCACCGGTGATACCAATGTTTGTTGTGCTACCGAAATTAATTTTATCAAGGCCTTGGTCGTAATTAGCGGTGACAGTACCTTCAAATGAACCACTACTATTAAATTGTAGGCTTCCCGAACCGCCGCCGGGTGTTGGTAATGTAATTGTTTGCCAACTTAATGTTCCAGAACCATTTGTACGCATGAACTGATTACTTGAGCCACCAAGAATAGTAACGTTACTAATGTTGTTTAGATTTGATTGACTATTAACTTGTAGATTATTTGCTACAACACCATAACTAGCAATAAGATTGGCAACACTTACGTTACCACTAAACAAACCCTGTGGTGCAATAATTTCTATTCCTGCAGTAAATGCTCCATCGATGCTTAAACTTGCACTAGGTGCATAGTATGTAAATTGGTTGCTTCCACCAAGTACACCGTTATTGTTATATTGTACTTGACCGTTGCCACTAACTCCACCTGCAGGTGTACCAATGCCACCTGCAAACAAAGTCATATTCACGGCACTAGGCGTGAATGTGATTTCATTAGTTGTTACGTTTAAGTTAGCCTGAAATGGGTTAACGTTAAACTCAAGGTTAACGTCACTCATTAGATGTACCTTACAATCATTCCGATTGGTTCTATATTACTATCTACTACACTGTAAATGTTTGTACGTGTTACACTTAAACTAATAATCGCAAGTAAACTTGTAGCATCATTAACACCGATAGTTTCTCCGCCATTGATACCTGCTGGTACATACAAAAATCCAGTACCTGCCGGTCCACTAACAATGTTTGCTACCATCCCAGTTGGGGGATTGGGTGACGGTTGACTGACCAATAACGCTATATTTGATAATGATATGTTTTGTGTAGTTGTGTTATCTCCTGGATATGTAATCGTACAATTATACCATTTAACTGTTGTTGCTAACGTCCAACCAGTAATATCTACAGGGTCGCCGACGTTATCGGTAAAAGTAAATGGAAGTGTATAACTTTCCCCAGTATAAACTTCTACGCATTGTAGAATTGTACCAGCGATTGTTGCTGTTTTTGTGCCTGCTAATATTAAACTCATTTGGTTGTTCTCCTATTGTATTTATTCGTTTCTGTTTTTGTTATTATACCGGTGCTGGCCATGCTCTACCATCATACATACCTGCACCACTACATAGATATAAGTTACTACCTGATGTCATATTTCTTATTGCAAATCCAACTTCTATACCTGTGGAACCTGTTGTGCCTGAAAAATTATTAATTGAAATTGCATATGGATGAGGTTCTGCTTCAGTTATTGTAAATTCACCAAAATAATCACCTTGTTGTGCAATAAATGCACTTGCACTACCAGCAAATTTTGCATACGCTATTATTTGAAAAACTGTATTTGGTGTATCAGTTAAAAATTGAAAACGAAAATTTTCCGTAGAATAATCTGCATCCGGTATAATTGGATCATCACTAACATCCCAATATACCATTTTATACCATCCATCATCACCTTCAGTAGTTACACCCCATGCCCTAGCACCTGCGGGTAACCACGGACCAGTACTAGTTGGTGCTGTGCCTTGATACCATGGATATATATCTGTACCGGGTACGCTAGAACCTGGAATTACTATTGGTACATTTCGGTCGGGCGAAGATGTAACATCAACAAAAACTCCAGCGTTATTAACAGGATTAAAATACATTGTTTTAGTAACACCATATAATTCTGAACTAACTTTTGCAGGTGTCACTGCATTTGGTTTTAATAATGCAGTACTAATACCACCAAGTAATGCACCACCAACTAGTGCTGGCAATAACATTTTTGCACCATCCCATGCATTAGGTGCACTGGTTGAACTTGCTTGACTACCTGGATTAGTTCCTGAACTACTTACGCTACTACGTGCCCTTACACTCCAATAGTATGTACCAGGTGATAAATCATTTACTGTAATAGAAATGCTAGATCCATTAATAAATGCACGACCTGTTGTAGGTCCTACAGTTCTATATAACTTATGTGTGCTGTCATCAATTGTAGTACCATAATAGAAATCCATATATAATACTGTACCACTGTTTGGTATTGTTGCTGTAACAGTAAAACTGCTCATTGCACCATCTGCTCCAGGAGTACTATTAAAAGTTACGAATGGTGCATCTGGTTTGGTAATCCAATTGGGTGATGGAATACCAGTATTCATTTCTGGTGTATAATCATTAATGTTAGCATTAGCAAACACTTGTTCGTTATATTCAAACAAACTTAATCTTGTTCCTAAATTGCCATCTTCTGTCTTTGCTTCAATTACTTGATTAACAATAAACAACTTATCTGGATTGCCTGGATTGCTCTCAATTGGGCCCCATCCATATACTGGATGACGCACACGTACAATATCTCCTGCTTCAACTTGTATACCACTATAGTCAGTACTCAATGACACAATCAAATCTTCACGATTTTGAATTAATCGTCTTGTTCCAATATATGTTGCTTGTACACTGTTATTAACTAATGGTAATGAAAGATTTAATATGTTTATTGGTTCGTTTGGTAAAAGATCCTCTTCAGGTAAATTTATATAAACGTAATCACTTTGGTCTCTAATTTTATTGTTAGGAAACTGAACTTCAACACTATTGTATGTGCTATTTAAATCTAACGGAGTAATGTCAACTCCACCTACAATATTATCACTGGTAATTTGAAATAAACTTGCATAATCAGTATAGTCTGTATAACTACGATTTATAATTACACTCCATTTATTGTTAACTTCATCCCATCTTAACCAACTATCACAAGCATCAACTAATAATTGTAAGTTAGTTAAACATGAGTTGTTTGTACTTAATGGGCCATTAATGGTATATCTTGCTTGAGTTTCTGTAGGACCACCACCAGTTGGTGTATACTCAATTAATTCAGCACTGTATGCATTTAATTCGTCCAATGCCTCAGTATCAATGTTAGCGTTATCAATAGCACAACCATATACAGTGTTACTCATATAATCAAGAATTACCAAGCCAGGCTCACTTAAACTATTGGTCATTTCTACTTTAAATTGGTCTGCTCCAGTAATACCAGCATCTTGGTTAAAATTAATTTTGACAATTGCAAATGCTGTGTTACTCATTAAATTAAATTCTGTCCAACGTAATGCTGGTTCAATTCCTGCATCCTGTAATACTTGTATTGCAGTTAATGCTGTATTTGTTGGATCATTACTACCGTTACTATAATAGTAAATGAACATATTACCATCAATTTGAAAATTAGAATTATCACTACTATCAATCCATGTTGCAACACGTGTTGGGTCACCGCCATCAAAGAACAATTCTTTATCACCCCACCATTGACGAGTAAATGTCATCCCGCCACTGTCACTGGCTTCACTCAACGCCATTACATACCACATTGTTTTTTGGTCTATTGATAGTTTTGCGTCTACTACGATTGGGCTTATGTATGCAGTACCATATACAATTGGTAATTTATTATTAGTTGCTGGACTTAACTGAACTCTAGTACCACTACCTGCACTTGTAGTATCTACTACACCTGGTTGTGTTGGGTTGCGTTTGCTAATTAAATCGCTAACAACATATGCGGCAACAATACGTACTCCAAGATTAATTGCCGCGATTCCAAGTACGCTTGTAACTCCTATTGTTCCCGCGATATATACTGCGGCTGCTGTAAATACTGGCATATTAACTCATACTCCATGTTTCTTCAATCTTACGATAACCTAACTTACCGTAATCTAAATCAGGGCTGTTTACCATTTTTGATATTGTCCACGTTTTTATTCGTCCCATATCTGAAAGTGATTGTGCAACCTCGTTGTACTTTGACAATAAGCGATAACCCGCGCTTGTTCCTCTGTATTCTGGATACACCCAGTATGCTAATTCCTTCAGTACACATAATTTAGGTTCCCATATTGATTGGTCGATAAATCCTATTAACATACCTACTGGTGTTTCATCACGATATGCAATCAATGCAATACCCCTACCGGCAAATATATGACTAAGTAATGTCTTAATGTATTCTTCATCATTGCAATATTTGAAAAATTCAATAGGTGTAACTTCTCTATAACTTTTCAACATGTCTATGATGATTGGTGTATGAAATTTATTTGCTTCTACTATTTTCATTTGTTAACCTGTTGTTACTACAGTTGCTGGAACGCCTGCTTTACTTCCACTAACTGGTTTGCCAAAGTCAAAGTATGCTTCGCTTATGGCTTGTACTCTATCCATACTTATATCAGTTGGATTAAATTCTTTCCAACTATTACTATTTGTTTTTCTACCTGCCATACGATTTTCTAATATAGTTTTGTATGCACTACAGTTTATACTAATAACAAAATTGTCAATGTTGTTATCTTGTTGTAAATCTTCTGTGATAGTATAACTTGTAATTATGCCATTAAATCTACGTACTGTATTAACTAAGTTATAGTTGTCATCGTAAAATCCGCGATATATCTCAATTGGACTACCTTTAATTTTGGTACCAAGCACAATGTAAATGTTATCGCTGTCCAATCCACTCAATGTAATGGTTGTATCACTACTTGTAACACGTAAGTCACGTTGTTGTGTACCGATGTTTAGTAATGTGCCTAATGCTTGGTAAACAACACCATCGATAGTTTCTGTTCTGAAACTAGTACTGAATGTATATGTTACTGGTATTCCAATTTCAGGAGTTACTATAAGTTTTACAAACTCTGCATTGCTTACGTAAGGTACATTATCTACTTCTGGAATAATAACCATTATAAATCTCCAAGATATTCGTACAATTCAAAACTGTCACTCCATTCTATGTAAGCATTGCTAACAATAGTGCCACCACTATATTGTGTGCCACCTGGAATCAGTCTGTATGTTGGCATGTTAGGACAAAATACTCTGAAATCACAGAAGTTACCAACTGTGATATTTAAATCAGTAACACTGTCTGGAATAAAATTAGGTCTGTGAGTTAATACAGTAACATCATTACCTATACCGCGCAATATATCTGTTGTGCTTGTGAATGAATAAGGATATCCTTGTATCTGTATCAAATCATTCTTAGCAAACAATATAGCACTAGCACCAATTACTGGCAGACTATTCAATATCAATTCATTGTTTAAAAAACTAACAACTTTGATTTGATTTAGTTGTTGATAGTTGGCTGCGCCTTGATAACGAAACAACCAACTTAATTTTGGATTATTGCTAAACTTAATGTTTTCTGGATATATCACATCCAAACTATCAAGTTCTTCCATTAATGAACGTGCTTCACTGTATTTTAAACTTGTTGGCATGTCTACACTAAAACGCCATGGATTATATGTTGGCGTAAGACTTGTACGACTGATTTGATTTCGTGTATATTGAACTCCTGCAAGTTTTCTGCGATTGATGCTCAATCCACTACTCATATCTATAATTGTTTGTAAACCCATAACTTGTTCCTTATCTCATTCTATATGGCATTTCTTTTTCTGCCATTTTAACACTACCTAATAATGTTTTACGATTCTCTGCGAATAGTTGTGCAACACTTTTTGCATCTACTGCGCTGATATTATTAGTTATATATGTATTGCTTGATTGTGCTTGACTACTACCAACATCACCCATCTTATGATTTGGTACAATATTGCCAGCCATCTTTGGTATGAATAGTTCTGGTCCTTGCTCACCAACGATGTAAGGAGTGTTACCAGATACTGGTCCACCTGCTGCCATACCTGGGAGACCGAAACCTAACATGCTTAATCCAGCACTCATAAAATTAGTTGCGGCTGCTTTCAATTGTATCTTAATTAAGTCTTTGATAACTGATTCTGCAAAGTCACCAAAACTTAATTTACCAGTATCAACAAACCTGTCGATTGCGCTTTCCATACTACGAAATAAAGTTAAAACACTATTTTGTGCGACTGTAAATGGATCTGTTGCTCGTTTGATTGATTCTAGTGCGGCAATAGCACCAGCAGTTGAACTTTGACGTATTGCCTTTTCTTG